CGAGAGAGGATAATATGAAAAATGCAAAAAGAATATTAGAAAAATTTGATAGTTGGAAATATGATATTTATGAAAACAACAGATCAACTTGGACAGATCAAGATGATGATGATGTTCTTGAAATAGAAAAACTATTAAAACAACAAGCAAGCGAGCAGAAGGGATGGTATGAAAGTTAAAAAAGTTAATTGGTATGATGAAGAATTACATAAATTTTATGATACTAAAAAAGATAATAACGGTTTTATTTATGGTTTATATAGCTATGACGGGGACAATATAATAGATGTCCAATGGTTTAAATCAGAAATAGAAAGAGATCAACAAGCGAGCGAGCAGAAGGGATAAAATGAAAACATATAAAGTTATAGGTGGCTTTACAGTCTACGAGCAGTATCAAATAAACGTACAAGCTAAAGATAGTAAAGATGCAATTAAAAAAGCAGAAAAAATAGGAATTTCACATTGGGATGAATTGCAAAATTCAAATGATGATAGTGGCTTTGTAATTGATGATGTATGGGAGGAAGAATAAAATGAAAATAAAAGATTTAATAAAAAGATTACAATACGAAGATCAAGAAAAGGATGTTGTTTTTTGGCATCCAAAGTTAGATGATAACTACTGGGGGTGTGAGATCAATGAAGAATGGTGCAACGATACTGATGTAGTTATTTACCCTACACTATATGAAGAAAAATAAGACTATAGGCTAGACAAATACTTCACACAATCTTCAAGCGAATCAACAACAGGCTCAAGCGATGACAACGGGGAATCTACAAGCGCAAGCGATTGCTTGCCTTCAAATAATAAATGCTTATCCTTCCACTCCACAAGCACAAAAGAATTTTTGGGATGCATGACATGAAACGATACTTGATGAGGGGACAGGCGAACTCTGTTGCCGTTAGCTACTTTTAATTCTAAAGTGAAAAAGTTGCAGTTATGATTATAGCCCAATAGATCGGGAGTACCAAGTAAGCTAAGATTTTCAAGTCTAGTCCAAGTAATTTTTTTAGATATATTTTTAATCTTTCCATATAATTTTCGCTCAGGTTTCAAAGCTAACTAGGGCTCCTATTCTGGATTTGTTTGAGCGATAATTATCTTTTCAGTCGTAGGTTTTAATACAACACGAATAGAAGGTTGTCCAATAATATTTGATTCTTGCACTTCAATTCTTCTAATCTCTTCTAGATGATTACCTACCTGCATAAAGACACGAGCAGTCGATACTGCATTGCCTTTTTTGCCGTCAGTAAATTGGTCTAAGTATTCCTGTAGATGTTTAACAAACATTATTGACTTTATAGGATAGTTATCTTACATTGTCAAATATGGGTGTACCAAAAAGACTTACAGAAATGCAACGCAAATTCGCTGAGTTATTAGTATTCGGTGACAATGGCAAAGCACTTACAAAGACAGAGGCAGCCAGATTAGCAGGCTTTAGTCCCAATAGATGCAGACAGGAAGGGTATGAATTAACAAACCCAAAGATACACCCTCTAGTTGTGGACTATATCGGAAAGCTCAGAGAGGAGAAATTACAAAAATATATGGTGACATTTGAAGGCCATATAGCAGAACTAGATCGTATTAAAGAACTAGCACTTAAAAAAGGTAGCTTTTCTTCTGCGGTAAATGCAGAAACAAACAGAGGAAAAGCGGCAGGTTTATATATAGATCGTAAGATTATTAAGACTGGTAAACTTGAAGATTTAAGTGAATCAGAGCTAGAAAATAAAATGAAACAAATACTAGAAGATTATGCACCACTATTAAATGCAAAACAAATAGAAGGTGAAGTTATATCTTCTGAATCTTCTTCACCCACTGTCGAGGTATCATCGTCCGATCCCCAAAAGTAATACCGTCATCATCTTTATCATAAGAAGCAAATAGCTTTATAGATTTATCATCTTTAGAATATAACCAACCCTCGTTCACGGGTCTTGCTAGTTTCATCTTATCAAACTCTTTATCGGTAGCCCAGCCAGAGTCACTGACACAATCAATCCACTCCACTCTGACTCTCGGATAAGGTATATCGGGAGAGACATCAGTTGCAATTCTTTTTCGTCTTTTCCTAGGCATAAGCCCTTTTATCATCCCTATAAGAGATATACCAGATAAATTACCTTCAAGAAAACACCCTTACGCGCGCGCGAAGGCACTGCTAATCTGTATATCTGACATAAATTTCTGTCATAAAATAAATTTCTGTCACTGTTTTTGTCAACACTTTGACTAGTAAAATCAACACTTTTAGTTCATTTTGACAAAAAGACAAAAATATTTCATGTTTTTTTTTAACAACACTAATTTATCTGTGACATCTCTTATAGTATTGTCTTTGCCTCTTTTTCGCCATAATACTTCCTCATTACTGCCACTTTGTCCTCAGCTTCAGCAATAATTTGTAATAGTTTGTCAACTTCCCCAGTAATATCTATGTGTTCTGGTATAATAATATTGTTCTCATTGAAAGATTGTATCTTGTACCGTGCATCTTCAATAATAGACTCATATCTCTTTAG